AATATTAACAAAATATTTACGCAATAGTTTTTTAGCAACCAAGGTTGCTTTCTTTAACGAAGTATTTGATCTATGCGAATCAGCAGGAATAGATTATAATCAAGTTAAAGCATTGGTAGGTGAGGACAAAAGAATTACACATAGTCATATGCAAGTTCCAGGTCCAGATGGCGACAAAGGTTTTGGAGGAGCATGCTTTCCAAAAGATACAGAAGCATTGCTGTATTCAGCAAATGTAATTGGCGCCACACTACCAATATTATCAACTGCTGTAACAAGCAATAAGAACAAAAGGAAAGAAACATGAAGATACTAATTACAGGGCATCTAGGTTTCATCGGATCAAGACTAAAAGAAAAGTTAGTTGTAGATGGACATGATGTTGTCGGTATAGATATTAAAGAAGGTACTAATATATTAACCTCAGAACTACCTAAGGTAGATTTTGTAATACACTTAGCAGGCATTGGCGGCGTAAGAGAAAGTCTTGCTGATCCTAAAAAGTATTGGGACACTAATGTAGAAGGAACAAAACGTATACTTGAGTTCTACGATAATGTTCGAGTATTAGTAGCAGGATCAAGTTCACAGTACGAACCACATCTTAATCCATATGCCGCAAGTAAGAATGTAATTGAAAACATTCCACACCCTAATGCATTGTTTATGAGATTTCATACAGTGTACAGCGAAAGTCCAAGAGCTAAAATGTTCTTTGATAAATTGCTTAACAATACATTAGAATACACAACAAATCATCTAAGAGATTTTATACATTTAGAAGATTTAACAGATGGTATTATGTTATTAATGGACAAAGACCTAACAGGTAATATTGACATTGGTACTGGAGAATGTGTAAGGATCCAGGACATAAGACCTGATTTGCCAGTAAAGTTAAATACTATTGGCGAAAGAACAAAAACACAGGCAAATACACATTTGATGGATAAGTTAGGCTTTAGACCTAAATATACAGTAGATGGATTTTTAAAAGAACAAGGCTTTAAGAAATGAGAATAGGCTTCACATGTAGTACATTTGATCTGCTCCACGCAGGTCATATACAAATGCTGAGAGATGCAAAAGAACAATGTGACTACTTGATTTGTGGCCTACAAATTGATCCAAGTCTTGATCGTCCAGAGAAAAATTCACCCGTACAAACTATAGTAGAAAGACATACACAACTTAGTGCTGTCAAGTACGTTGACGAAATAATCCCATATCAAACAGAAACTGACTTAGAAGACATTCTAAATATGCTTCATATTGATGTAAGGATTTTAGGTGAAGAATACAAAAATGGTAAGTTTACTGGTAGGGCTATATGTGCCAAACGAGGAATCGAACTGTTTTTTAACAAAAGAGAGCACCGTTTTTCGAGCAGTGATCTCCGAAATAGAGTAAAAAGTTGTTGACTTTATCAACAAAATGTCGTATAATAAAAGGAACATAGGAGAAGTATTATGAAAGATATTTTACAAGACGTAGTAGCAAAGACACATTCTTTAGGCTTTTTGAGCTTAGTGAAAGTAACAGGAGACGACAGTAGTACTACTGTTGAATCAATGGCAGAAGATCGCAGTGTAATTCTGTCAGCAAACACAAAAGAAAAGGTAGCTGAATTTGGCGCAAACATTTTTGGTATGCCTAACTTAGATAAACTTGCATTGCATTTAAAGAATCCAGAGTATCAAAAGAATAGCAAACTTACAATTACCGAACAAGATCGTAATGGTACAGTTATTCCAACTGGTATTCACTTTGAAAATGAAGCAGGTGATTTCCAAAACGATTTCCGTTTTATGTCAACAGAGATTATTAATGAAAAACTTAAAAGTGTTAAGTTTAAAGGTGCAACATGGGATGTATCATTTACTCCATCGTTAGCGGCAATTACTAGAATGAAATTGCAAAGTGCGGCACATTCAGAAGAAACAACTTTTACAATTAAAGTTGAAGAAACTAATGGTGTTGCTGATGTAATGTTTTACTTTGGTGATGCAAATACACACGCAGGTAAGTTTGTATTCCAAACAGGTGTTGAAGGTACATTAAAGCATGCATGGACATATCCTGTAGCACAAGTACAAGCAATCTTAAACTTGGACGGACAAGCAACAATGAGTCTAAGTGATCAAGGTGCAATGCAAATTACAGTTGATAGTGGTATGGGAACATACAATTACATTTTGCCAGCACAATCTAAGTAGGAGAAACAAGTTGAATACTGACTTAACAACAGCACAAAAAGACTATGCAATATTTCTTCCAGCTCTAAGTGGATTCTACGCAACATTTGTAGGTAAGCAAAGGCGTGAAGAATATGTTGAAGAAAGTCGTATTCCTTATCCTAGTATGGAAAGTATGAATTGGTTAAACAAAAAAGAAGGAATGTTTAACTATCATTGGACTCTGTACTCAGCAGGACATGCTGAATTAGATATCAATAAAGATGCTCCAAAAGAACTTATGGTTAGAGAACGTGATCGTGAGAACAGTTGGTTGTTAGGTGACTCAGGTGGCTTCCAAATTGGTAAAGGTGTTTGGGAAGGCGATTGGAAAGATCCTAATTGTCCTAAAGCACAAAAGAAACGTGAGCAAGTACTTGCGTGGATGGATGCTTATATGGACTATGGTATGATACTTGATATTCCGGCTTGGGTGGCACGTTCACCTGCTGGTGCAAAAGCAACAGGTATTAGTACATATCAAGAGGCTGTTAATGCTACACGTATTAACAACGACTACTTTATGAAACACAGAACAGGTGCTTGTAAGTTCTTAAATGTATTACAAGGTGAGAATCATGCTGATGCTGAAGATTGGTATCAACAGATGAAAGACTATTGTGATCCTGCAAAGTATGAGAATCACTTTAACGGATGGTCGATGGGTGGACAGAACATGTGTGATATACACTTAGTTCTTAAACGTATTGTAGCATTACGTTTTGATGGATTACTTGAACAAGGTAAACATGACTTTATGCACTTTCTAGGAACAAGCAAACTAGAATGGGCTACACTACTAACTGATATACAAAGAGCAGTACGTAAGTATCATAATCCAAACTTTACAATTACATTTGATTGTGCTTCTCCTTTCCTTGCTACAGCAAATGGACAAATTTACATTCAAACTGAAACTGAAGATAGAACTAAATGGGTCTACAGAATGGTTCCAAGTATTGATGAATTAAAGTACGCAACTGATACACGTAACTTTAGAGATGGTGTACTAGCAGATGGAATATTTAAAAACTTTACTGATAGTCCTTTGACTAAAAATATTAAAGTAAACGATGTTTGTATATATGCTCCTGGTGACACTAACAAAGTTGGTGGTCCTAAAATTTTAGCAGGAGAAATTGATAGAGACAAACATGGTAATCCTATACTAGACGAAGACGGTAATCAAATTATTCGTAAACGTGACTCAACTAGTTGGGATAGTTTTAGTTATGCTATACAAATGGGTCACAACGTATGGAGTCATGTTAATGCAGTACAAGAAGCAAACAGACAATACGACAATGGAAATGTTCCGGCAATGCTTGTGGAGGAACAATTCGACAGGCTATATTTTAAAGATGTTGTGGAAGCAATATTTGCAACTTCAAACAGAGACGAAGCAGAAGCAATCATAGAAGAATATAGTAAATTCTGGATGTCAATTATTGGCACTAGAGGAGCAGTAGGTAAAAAGACTGTAAATGCAAATACAGGCTTTTCAAATTTATTTACGGAGGTATAAAGATGGCGACAGGAAGAAAAAGTAAAAGTGCAAAAAAGTTACAAAATATGCACGACTACTTACACAACAAAGTTGAAGCAATAGAAAAAGAACGTGAAGGTGATAGATCATATAATCACAAATCACACCTTATTAATCTAAAAAAAGAAAAACTTGCAATAAAGGATCAGTTAGCAAAAGATGAATAGAGATTACGATGATGGCGTCAAAGATGACGTTGTATATTTTACAGGTTATGAAGTAGAGCATACACCAGTTCACAATGAACATACATTGTTTGTTGTAGGACCACAAGATGTTGATGACGTGATTGAAAGAGCAAAAGCGGAATCAGTCGAACACATTTACTTAGGCGCCAATCAAAGTTTTGACATTGAATTGCCATACGGTAAGAACGAACAAAATACAGCATGGGATCTATTAGTTGATGGATTATGTAAAGCTGGCTTTTGGGTTACACTAGACTATGATGTTAAGTTTCATAGTTGGGTGTTAGAATCTGGGTATAATGAACATAAAAAGTTTATTAGTATGATTAGCGTAAAACTACCTTATATTGATCAACTTAACTACAATGCATGTATTAAAATTGATGATAAAGACTTTAAAGCATCAAATGCAGGTGTTTGGGTACATTATGCTAGAGATTTGCAGTCAAGAGATAAGTTTACATCTTGGGAAAAATACGAAAATGATTCACCAATATCTATTGACAACAATGAGTAAAGGTAGTATAATAAATGCAACAAGAACGACATTATGACTATATGATGCGTAGAATGAGAGAACAAGATATGATTGATGCTAAAGACAAAGCAATGAAAGAAGCAAAACGTATGATTTGGGTAACCTTTAAGAAAGAAGGTATCCATAAGTATCCTGCGGCACTAGATGATCCTAGTCTTGCAACAGGTGATGAATATGATGTTAGTTTTTTGGGATATCCCCATAGACACATATTTCATTTTAGAGTAGGTATTACTGTTACACATAATGACAGAGATATCGAGTTTATTCAATTTAAAAGATGGATGGAGAAACTTTACGCAGAAAAAACACTTGAACTAGATTATAAGTCATGTGAAATGATGTCAGATGATTTGTATGAGCAGATTACAACAAAATATACTGGACGTGAGGTCCACATCGAGATTTCCGAAGACGGAGAGAACGGTGCACAAATTACATACCCTAGCTATTAAAGGAGATAATAAATGGCTTACAACCAGGGTGAATACTTTGCTAAAAACCCAGAGATTGTAAAAATCTTTGACGATATGGAACGTTTCAAAGCGTTCTGCAGGACCGCGTACTTGTTTGGTCATGATGGCTATACTTGGGACGAAAGAAATCTGTATAATAATAAAAGTCGTGCTTGGCAGGCTTATAGCAGATTCCGTTCAGGCGGCAAACGTAAATTTAATAACCATCGTAATGATCGTAATAATCAAGGTCGTTATCAGAGTAATAGGAGACACTAATGACAATCTTTATCGTAGACATTGAAGCAGTAGATACTAGGTATACTAAGCAGTGGAAAGAATATCTTCCAAAGCAACTGCAACGATCTACGAATGAAGAAGTTATTGTTATTAGTGGTGGAGAAGTACCTCAGGCTACAACGCCTGGGGCATTTCTTAACTTTGCCGGAACTAACAATTACAAATCTCAACAGATGTTAGAGATTAGCAGGATGTTTGCAAGTGGTGAAATTAAAGATGATGATTATTTTATCTATACCGATGCCTGGAATCCTACAGTTATTCAATTACGCTATATGGCAGAGCTATTGGGTGTTGATATTCGCATTGGTGGTTTGTGGCATGCAGGTAGTTATGATCCGCAAGATTTTTTAGGTAGACTTATAGGTAATAAACCTTGGGTAAGGAATGCAGAACGTAGTATGTTTGATTGTTATGATCATAACTTTTTTGCTACACAGTTTCATATAGACTTATTTTTACAAACATTTAAAAACAAAGGTGATCCTATTTTAGATAATAGGCACGTTAACGAAGATAAAATTAAACGTGTTGGATGGCCTATGGAGTACTTGGCTACTAGTTTAGATAGTTATAAAAGCATGCCTAAAGAAGATATAATTTTGTTTCCGCACAGAGTTGCTCCAGAAAAACAAGTTGAAATCTTTAGAGATTTGAAAGAACAATTACCGCAATATGAATTTATTGTGTGTCAAGAAAAACAACTATCAAAAAATGACTACCATAATTTGTTAGGTAAAGCTAAACTTGTGTTTAGTGCTAATCTACAAGAAACACTAGGTATTAGTTGGTACGAAGGTTTATTAGTTGATACTATTCCTATGGTTCCTGATAGACTTAGTTATAGTGAAATGGCAGATCAGCCTTTCAAGTATCCAAGTATTTGGACTAAGAACTTTGAGCAATACAAAAAATTTAGACCGCAACTTGTTGACAAAGTAATTGATTATATGGAAAACTATGATAGTTATAAAGGTCCTATGAATAAACAATTATACAACTTAAAAAGATCTTTCTTTAGTGGCGAAGCATTATACAAGGAGGTAAGCAATGGGTGATGATTACGATACAGGTTATATTACAACAGATTCACCAAGTATGGATTATGGTCTTAGTGATGTAACAATTACCATTGATGGTGTAAATGATACTGGTGGTGAATACATTATCAATACAAATAGTGCAGGTCCAAATATTACATTTGATAGTGCAGGTAGTACAGGTGGTTATTATAATATTTTAGATACCATGATTGATCCAGACGAAGTAGAAAACATGTGTAAAGAATATCCTGCACTTGTAAAAGTTTGGCGCAACTTTGAAAGTGTATATAATATGGTTAAGCAAGATTACAAAGGTAAAAAAGAATCAGGGGAAATAAAAGATGAACTTTTTTAAAAACCGTAAACGTGTAATTACAGATAGAAGCGGTAAAGTACCTTACCTAGTAAGATATTATTTGTTTTTAAAAGAAAGAAAAAACTTTCCTTTCAACATCACACTACATAAAGTTTTAGTAAGTGATGAGCCTACACTACATGATCATCCTTGGAGTTGGGGAGCATTTATTATTAAAGGCGGCTATTGGGAACATACACCACAAGGCAAGTTTTGGCGTGGTCCAGGTAGCATACGTTTTCGTTCAGCAAAAGATCTACATTGGTTAGAGCTTGCAAAGGACAAAGATGGAAATAACATTCCATGTTGGAGTTTATTCTTCATGGGTAGAAAAGCACAAAGCTGGGGCTTTGTAAAAAATGGTAAATGGATCGACAACAAGGATTATTTAAAGAATGTTTAAGAACAAGCAAGATGTTACAGATTGGGCTTTAGACCAAATGAACAAATATGGTATTAGACAACCTGAATCATATACTAGTCAAGAAATTAAAGATGCTTGTCCAGAGGTTCCAAACTGGTTTATTAATAAACCAACTATTAAAATATTAGATGAGGATGATGGATATCATGATTAAAAAACACTATTACAACTGGCAAGACGTAGAACGTATGTGCGTTAGTATTGTAAATCAAATGTACGCTGACAATTGGAAGCCTGATTACATTGTAGGTATTACACGTGGTGGTAATGTACCTGCTACTATTATTAGTAACATCACAGGTATACGTTGTGAAGCACTTAAAGTAAGTTTACGTGATGGAGAGTCAGGTAAGACTGGCGATAGTATGTTATGGATGGCAGAAGATGCATATGGATACAACGATGGTACAAAAGTAACAGCAGGGCCATTAGAAAAGAAAATTCTTATTGTAGATGATATTAACGATACTGGTGCTACGTTTAATTGGATTATGCAAGACTGGAAACAAGGGTGTTTGCCTGATGATCCTAAATGGAATAATGTGTTTGGTAACAATGTTCGCTTTGCTACACTAACCGATAATTTAGCAAGTGATTTCAATAGTACAATATCCTATAGTTGCCACGAAGTAAATAAAGCAGAAGAAGATGTTTGGTTAGTTTATCCTTGGGAACACGTTGGAGAATATTAATGATTGAGAAGCAGTTTATATTTCCAACACAAGTATTTAGAGCTGTATACGACAAAGCTCAAGAGCTACAAAAGTCTGTAGTTAAAGAGCTTTTAGCAAAAGAAAAAACAGATAAATCTCCTATAAGATATACTGCTAACGGATATACATCATACGGCAGTGAAAGTATTTTAGAACATCCGTTGTTTGAAGATTTAAAAAACTTTATTGATGCAAGTGTAAAAGAGTGTCATAAAGAAACTAAACTACAACATACGCCTTCACTTAAGAGCAGTTGGTTTAGTATTAATCGTAAGTACACTTACCACGAAGAACATAATCATCTTCCAGACACATGGAGTGGAGTATACTATATTCAAGCAGATCAAGATCATCCAGGACTAACACTTGTTAATCCTAATATGAAAGCTAACTGGCCGAGAGTAAATGTTTCAGAACTAAATGAAGCAAACTCTCCTAATGTAACTTGTGCGGCAATGACAGGAAGTTTAATTATCTTTCCAAGTCATTTGCATCATAAAGTTGAACAACAACTTACAGATAAAGAACGTATAATGGTGGCATTTAATTATGGATTCTAAACCTTGGACAGATGTACTAATTGAGTCAAAAGACTTTACAGTATACAAAGATGGCTATCCGGTTACTGAAGGACACATTCTTTTTGTGCCTAAACAAGAAGACTGGAGAGGACTAACAAAATGTATGGAGGCCGCATATAAATGGGGCTATGATTGGGTTGAACGTGGATACTGTGATGCGTTCAACATCGGACAAAACGTTGGAGAAGCGGCAGGACAAACTGTTAACTATCCACACGTTCACTTAATTCCTAGGCGCAAAGGCGATATGGATGATCCACGCGGCGGCGTACGACACGTAATACCTAAACAAGGAAACTACAGGAAAGGAACTTATGTTGAAACAGCAAATGATTGAAGCGGCAAGAAAACATGCCGAAGCAGAAGTCCTATTACACAAAACTAATATTAATGTGTATATGGAAAAGGTTGTAGGCATTGGCGAACATTCAGACATCATCGAAACAATTCAAAAAGAATTAGATGCTATGGCAACTGCTGATGATAGACTAGAAATGTTGAACAAGTATTTTAATGACTAAAACACTATTCATCGGCGATAGTCACGCACACGGATACTCTGAAATCGGTGATACAATCTCAGCATGGCAAGATAATAACTATGCTGAGATATATGCCGAAGAAAATAATAAAGAAGTTATTATCTATAGTCAACCAGGTGGATGTAACAGAAAATATCCTGCTTGGGTTAAATCAATGCTTGATCGTTATGATGACATTGATGAAGTATTTGTGCAAAGTACATATTGGAATAGATTCTTACTTGCATGTTCACGTAACTTAGATGTTGGTGAAAATACAAATGTAGATTTGTTCTTAGATGACAATCAACCAAAAGACGAAAAGATAAAAAGATATACAGATCATCGTGTAACTGAAAATTACATTGAAATGATTGATCAAGTTAGAAAAGAAAACTACGAAGAATTTAAAGGTTTCTTTTTTGACGATATGAAAGTACAAGCAGACTTTAAACCCTTTCATGAAAAATATATCTACACAAAACTTTGGCACGAGCTAGTAACACCTTTACAATACAAAGACTATTGTTTAGACTTATTAGCAATTGATACTATGTGTGCTAGACGAGATATTAAATGGTATCAATGGACGATTAACAATAGAGTATTTGTTCCTGACAATGTTGAGCTTTACGGAGATTGGCAAGCAGGTACAAAAGCATCATCGTCCGCAGAAGGTTATTTGCAATTAGCAAAAGCCATTAACATAGAAACGGACGAACATAGAGTCGACGGCGAGCATTATACTAAGCATATACATGAATTAATTGCTAAAGACTACTTAAATTATGTTAAAAAAGGTTGACACAGACCTAAATATATTGTATAATATAAACTATTACAGGCAATCCACTGCCTTAACATCGGAGAACTAAATGAACAAAAGTGAAGAAATTAAAGCAAGGTTAGAAGAGGCTGGCATTAGATCTTGGGCTGGTGACAACATCAGTGACGTTTTATTAGAAGGCGACAAAGAAGCACTAATTGACGAAGCAACTGTAGCCTTTGAGAGTGTACTAGACTCACTCGTAATTGACAGGCATAATGATCCTAATAGTATGGGAACTGGTAAACGTCTAGCAAAGATGTATATTAATGAATTAATGGCAGGACGTTATGATCCAATTCCAAAAGCGACAGCATTTCCAAATGACAGTATGGATCGTTATGAAGGTATGTTAGTTGTTAGAAGTGAACTTACAAGTATGTGTTCGCATCATCATCAGATTGTAAAAGGTGTTGCATACATTGGTATTATTGCCGCAGACAAATTAATTGGACTAAGTAAATACACCCGTATTGCACAATGGTGTGCTGAACGTGGTACATTGCAAGAAGAACTTGCAAATGATATTGCTCGCGAAATACAAAAAGCAACAGATGCAGAACACTTAGGTGTTTATGTACAAGCAACGCATGGTTGTGTAGAGAACAGAGGTGTTAAGGCACATAGTAGTCTTACACAAACAACTGTACTCAAAGGTGCGTTTAAAGATGACGCAGGTACTAAAAAAGAGTTTATGGATAACATTAAACTGCAACAGGAGTTTGCTTGTGGAAAGTAAAGAAAAACAATTAAGATATTCAGAAGCATTTTATAGTGTACAAGGTGAAGGCAAATTTGTAGGAGTACCTAGTGTATTCTTACGTACATTTGGTTGTAACTTTCGTTGCATGAACTTTGGTACAGATGAAAAACGTGACCGTTGGGAACAACATAAAGCAGGTAAGAAACATAACGCAGAAGTAATGGAACTTATTAACCAAGGTGTACACGAAACTACAAAAGAGTTTAACGACTTGCCTATCATACATACAGGCTGTGATACATATGCAAGTATCTATCCAGAGTTTAAACATTTTAATAAACTAGCAGGTGTTGATGCTGTTGTTGAACATTTACTATCACTTACTCCTAATGGTAAATGGGTACAAGATAATGGACAAGATGTTCACCTTATCTTAACAGGTGGTGAGCCGTTATTAGCGTGGCAAAGGCTCTACATTGATTTATTTGAACATCCACGTATGAAGGATTTAAAAAATGTTACATTTGAAACAAACACTACACAACATTTACACGAAGATTTCTTTAACTATCTTAATGATCAAGATAGAATCCAAGTCACTTGGTCTTGTTCCCCGAAACTTAGCGTTAGCGGAGAACCTTGGGATACTGCTATTAAGCCTGACGTGGCTAGTGAGTATCAGCTTGTTACTGACAGCGACATGTATCTTAAGTTTGTTGTCGCTACTCAAGGTGACTTTGATGAAGTCAAAAGAGCTGTTGAAGCTTACAGAGGTGCCGGGTTGGAATGTCCAGTATATCTTATGCCGTTGGGCGGACGCAGTGAAGAATATGCCCTCAACGTTAAAGACGTGGCTGAAGCGTGTATGGCCGAAGGGTGGAGATTTACCCCCAGACTACACATTTCACTCTTCGGAAATGCGTGGGGCACTTGATGCAAAATACAAGAACAAGCAACACGAAAGGGCGATGAAGGCGCCTATTAACGAAGATAAAATAAGAAAGGCAGGATGGTGATATATGTTAGATAAAGTAAAAAAAGCATTGGGTATGAAACCCGAAAAAGTAAAAGTACTTTCTGCAGAAGAAGAACGCAGAGCTATTCTTGAAAAAGAAAAAGCACAAGCAACTAAAGATAAAAAGCCTTGGGTAGCAGTACTAGATACACAAGTGAATCCAGATAACATTAAGAACGGGTTCTTCGAGCTCGATTGGAATAACGAGTTTATTGAACAACTTATTGATGCAGGATATCAAGGTGAAGAACCAGAACAGATTATAGATCAATGGTTTAGAACTATTGCTACACAAGTTTTAGATGAAGAAGGTCAAGAACCTAATCGCGGTATGGGGTATATCAATACTAGTAAAGCAGACGATAATGGTAAAGCTGAAGTTAAATAATGCTTGACAAAAGCCAGATCTGGTGCTATAATACTACTATAATAATTACAAAGGCAAACTAATGACATACATTCTAGTAGACACAGCTAATACATTTTTCCGTGCAAGACACGTTATACGTGGTGATCTTGATACAAAGATAGGCATGGCTTTTCATATTACACTAAGCAGTATTAAGAAAGCATGGGCTGACTTTGACGGCAGTCATGTTGTGTTCTGTTTAGAAGGACGTAGCTGGCGTAAGGACTTTTACGAGCCTTACAAGCGTAACAGAAAGGTTGCACGTGATGCACTTACTGAATCGCAGGCTGAAGAAGATAAAGTGTTTTGGGAGATGTTTGATGAGTTCAAAGACTTTGTAAGTACAAAGACTAACTGTACTGTAATGCAACATCCACAACTAGAAGCAGATGATCTTATTGCAGGTTGGGTACAAGCACATCCTAATGATAATCATGTTATTATTAGTACTGACGGTGACTTTGCACAACTTATTGCACCCAATGTAACACAGTACAATGGTGTTAGTAATACAATTATTTCACATGAAGGTTACTTTGATGATAAGAAGAAGCAACCTGTTATTGACAAGAAAACTAAAGAGGCGAAGCCTGCTCCTAATCCAGAATTTATGTTGTTTGAAAAGTGTATGCGTGGTGACACAAGTGATAATGTGTTCAGTGCTTACCCTGGTGTACGTACAAAAGGTACTAAGAACAAAGTTGGTCTTATTGAAGCATTTGAAGATAAAGACAACAAAGGTTACAACTGGAACAACATGATGCTACAACGCTGGACTGATCATGAAGGTGTAGAACATCGTGTACTTGATGACTATCAACGTAACGTTGTCCTTTGTGATTTAACTGCACAACCCGGCGACATTAGAAGTATTATTAACGATGTAATAGAAGACAACATGGTTGCAAAAGAAGTTACACAGGTAGGTATGCGTTTAATGAAATTTTGTGCTAAACACGATATGCAACGTATTGCAGACAATGTTCAGTTATATGCTGATCCACTCAATGCGAGGTATTCATAACATGGAGGCAAAAATGACACTTAAGGCAAAACCAATCCTAAAGAACAAATTTTGGATTGTAGAAAAAGATGGTGAACGTATTGGTACACTATCAAAACAAGAAGACAAAAGATATATGTATAGTTGTTCATCTGGAACAGATTACTTTACTGATATTAAATCTTTTAATAGTTTTATTGGCGGTATTAGTTACGATAAAGCAACTATATCAGACGGTAGTTCTGCTACTAAAGAAATACACGGTTTTTCAACGTCTAGTACACCTTACAATGTAATGTATAATGTACAAAAGAAATTACCGCTCTTTACTAAAAGTAAAAAGTCTAAGAGTTTGTATGCGGCAGGATATTACATTATTCACTTTGACAAGGGTTGGGTCCGAAGTTTTTGTCCTAAACTAGTCACACTTGAAAAGTATGATTACAGAGGTCCTTTCAAAACTGAATTTACAATGAGGCAGGAACTTTCAGATGCAAACAAACGAACCAATTAATACTATACCAATTCAACAGTTTATACAAATTGTAAAGACTGCTGAAACTACTAACCAAAAAGAAATCAGAATTCCACTAGCACAAGCCAAAGCACTTGTATACGCCCTAGGAACTGTAATGGCAAATCATCAAGGAAGACTAGAAAAACTTATTATTGATAATAAATCTAGTGCAGATGATGAACCTGTAACAGTTACTATGGACGGCGGTGGAGACTGGAAATGAAGTGGTTCATATTAGTATTATTTTTTAATCAAGGTGATCCGTATATTTTTACAAAACCTACATTTGATTCAGAAGATCAATGTATAGGTAGTATAACAGATCCTCAATTTTATCCAACTCTAGTTGAAAAACTAATACAAGACTACGAAGGTCGAATGGAAAAAATTGAACACGTATTTTGTATTGATAAAAATCAATTAAAGATACTATTAGAATATAGAAATACACAAGACGTCTAATTATAGTGGTAGTTTTCTAATAAAAAAAGATAAATATATGCGTAGTTAATTAAAAGGATACGCATATGAGTAGACCAAAACCAACGATTATTTTAGAAAATGTTGACAAAGCATCTTATAAGTGCGAGCAAGTTTTACAGGCTGAAGCTATTTGGGCTGTGTTTTTTAAAGGTGCTCCGTTTAATCTAAAGACATCAAACGCAATAACAAACTATCCTGGACCAAAGTATAAAAAAGTATCCTTTAGTAATCCAGGACATGCACACAATCTAGCAAAAAAATTAAACGATTTATTTAGAAGTGAAGACTT